GTTGTTTTGTAATTTTTAGTGACATAATATTTTTCCTTTCTTAATTATCCTCTGTTAGATATGTGACTGTGCCAGTGTAGATGGCACGGTCTTGTGATTGATTGGTAAGCCTAATCGAACCATCGGATGAAAGATGCCAGACAGCAACTCCAGTATTATTAGTACCAACGTTTTTGTTTGCAACTAAATGCACTGGAATAGCTGGCCTAAAACCACTTGGGATAGTATTAGTCATTACCCCGTTTTCGTATACACCCACGGTATAGTCTGAACGAATAAGACTAGCAGTCACCACTGAGCCTTTTCGAGCAAGCGACACCTTAACGCCCCAGCCGATGTCTACCTCTTGTTTAACCAACGCTGGTTCTTGTTTCTCGGGTTTAGGTGTGTACTCAATCCACGAGCCGTTAGAATCGCTAGTTACTGTACGCTTAAACATCCGACCAGATACAGTCGTTAGTGTTTGATGATATCCAGAAATACTTTCCACAACTTCCAAAAAACCACCCTCGCCTTGTGCCGGATGGTTCTTATAGTTGCCTAAAATCGAATAAAAACCAGTGGTTCTATAATCGTTTAGGTTAGCTACTTTGTTATCAATCGCTGCGCCGTTTGGTTCGGTTAGCTTGTGGTGCTGTATCTGTTTTCGGTCCGAGTAAATCAAGCCGTTAACATCCAACGCTCCCATTTCACGGTACTTACCTATACCGACGCCATCACGTTCGTAGCTCATCACCACCTTGTCCGTTGAAACAGTGATAACAAATTCAGTGTATGAGAATTTATCTTCAACACGCCCCAACACTTCCCATGAGGTATCGGCTGGATATTTACCGTTTAGATTGGCATCCGAACCGTTTAACTCAGAAATGTTCTGCCACTCATTCGTGCTATCTGTCGTGTAAGTATCCGTACCGACCTTCCTTGTTTTGAAAGTCAGCTTGGTTGTGTTTTTTTGTGTGCCATTGACGGACAGAGCTGCAACTTTTAAAAATCGTTTCAGTGTGATCGTATCTAGCTTTTCACCCGTTCGCTTAGCTTCAAAACGTAGCGTTGGGTTGAAATACGCTAGGACTGTAATAGTTTTTTCTGCCCAATCTGACCACACACCCCGACTGTCTTGCACTTTAGCCCTAACGGTCATTTGCGTATCGGTCATTGTAGTCGGTACAGTTAAGATACCGCCGTTCGTTTGAGCTGAAGTGTTCCCGCCAACGATTTCTGCGTAGTAGCCCGTGATGGAAGCCCCTGCCGTACCTCTAGCACCGTCAAACCCAACCTTAATGCGAGATAGCGTGCTGACAAAATGTGTAGGGCTTGGAATGAGGTTTTGCGTCACTTGGTTTGTATCGGACAGATTAAAACCAGTGAAACCGGGCTTAAATAGACTGGTCGGGATATTGACCGTGATTCTTCGAATATCCTTACCGACTTCGACACCGTTGTTGTAAGTTACATAAGTTATTGTTCCCGTACCACTAGCAGAGTTTGGAAACTGGTTGGCAATCTCAATAGGCGGTGTCCATGTAAAACTAGAATCCACATCGTCACCAGCTATTTTTTGGTCGTAGCTCCCAATAGTAACCCAGATAGAGTGTCGCATCCATGCTTCACGTTTGGTAATGTTGATGGTTACTGGTTTAGCGATTTCAGCCGTGACATCCGAACCGTAACTGGCACGGGAAATAGTGGTCAAGGTGAGACTTGCATTATTAATAGGTATCACCTTGTTATTACTCTTATTCTTAAATTCTCCACGGTAGTAAATTGTGCGTGCCCCATCTCCATCGTGAGCGACAGTGACCTCTTGGTCAATCAACATAGCGGTTTGATTGGGTTCAACGGTTAGCGTGCCAGATTTGGCTAAACGCTTCCCGCCGTCATAGTCAATGTACGCTTCCCAAGGAACACCAGACACCTTAGTGTCTCCGTTTTCCCAATAGAGCTGTAAACGCACTTGTGATGTATTGCTATCAATATTCGGGCTAGCTTCATAAGCACGTAGGACTGCTTTTCCTCCAGCCATTAATAATTACCTCCTACCCATTTTATGACGTTTCGATTTGGGTCAATCAAGTCTTGTTCTTCACGATAATAGCCAATTTGAATAGATTTCGAGAAGATACCGTTTTGTATGTGAATGACACCTTTGTCGATATACATTACTTCGGTACCCGAACTGAACATAGAAATTCTATTATCCGAAACCATCACTGAGTTAGAACCGTCGTTTTTACCAATAGTCAAGCCCTCGTTGGATGCTCGCATGTAATTGTCAAGGAAGTTCCAACGCTGAGATGTTTCGCCTAGATCATTTTGCAGTTTTACAATACGCTGGCTTGCTTCAATTAATGCTTTTTCAGTCTTGTTCTTGTTCTCTTGATTTGTAGACAAGAAATCTTGATAAGACTTCACCCACTGGTTGACCACGGACAGACTGGCTTTGGCTTTCAATTCAGCTTGTACGATTGAGTTAAGCTCGTTCAGTTTATTAATCTGATCTTGCGTCAAGGCACTATCAGCCTTGCTGTCTAACTGACTTTGCAAGTCTTTCGGTGACGCTTGCCACGCTCGGTCAGTCGTGCCCTCGTAGCAATCAAGCTCGGTGAAGAATAGCAATGAGTTACTGCCGTTGGTAGTACCGGTGTTATCAATACGAATGAAACCTTCATCACATTCACCAGAATTGAATGTTAGATGCCATTTAACTAGCTGTGTTATTGAGGGCGAACCAGTGTGTGATTTGATCTTAACGACATTACTAAAATCTTTGTCTCCTTCGTTTGACTTACGCCCAAGGAAGTAGATATCTACCCCCTTGATACTTCTTGTCGCAAACGATTGGATATTAAGAGAATACGTTGTGTTTCGTTTAACTGGAAACCTCACCGTAGACGCTGGCGACATGGATGCCGTCTGTAGCAAAAACATCGGTTTCGAGCCGTTGTAATAAAATGGGTGACTAGAAATGGATAAACTTGAGTTAGGCTGAGTAGCTAACCAATACCCCCAATTATCCAGATTATCCGGAAAAGCTGAGTTACGAATGAGATTCTCGCCACCGACTGACACGCTACCAGTCATATCATTCCATGAATAATCAGCGGGATTAGTGCTATCAGTTCTATCGAAGTTAGTACATACGCCCAGATACCGCTTGTTCCCGTCTTGTGTCAGACTGAAACCAGTTCGACCATCGGCACTATCGGCGTAGGCAAAGTGGACGTAAGGCGTTCGCCCGTCTGCTCCGGCTTTGCCTGGGATACCGTCGCGTCCGTCACTACCTTTCCACTTAGACCAGCGATAGTCTTGCGGGTTTCGGCTATCTGTGGCATTGAAATCTTGGTACATACCGATGAAAGCCTTATTGGTGTCGGTTTGGCTAAAACCACTACCAGACACCGTGTCAGCATAGGCGATGTGGGTGTACTGTGTTTTACCATCAGCACCATTAACACCGGGAATACCTTGGTCGCCTTTCGGACCTTGTAAGCCTTGTGGACCGGCAGGACCAGTTAAGCCTTGTAGCCCTTGTAAACCTCTATCACCTTTTTCGCCCCTATCACCTTTCGCACCCGTGTCCCCCTTAACACCTTGAGGGCCTTGCTCACCAATTTTAGAAACTGAATAGCCGGTCTCATTAGTGTTATCGGTATAACTCCAAACAGTCTTGGTCCAGAGGTATTGTCCAGCCGGCACGTTAGGTACTTGACTAGTCCAACCAGTCGTTGGTGCTACTGTTCCCGATGTCCCTTGTGCATAGGTAATCGTGGTGCTACGAATACCGACACCATCCTTACCAGCGATACCATTATTACCATCGTTACCATCTCTAGCAACATAGGTTTTTTGATATCCCGTTTCAGTGGTGTTATCCGTGTAAGTCCAGACTGTCTTAGTCCAAAACCATTGCCCTTTAACTAACGCCGGTGGGTTTTGGTACCATGCCGTAGGTGGCACGGTTTCAGCCATAGATAGACCATATAGGACACTGGTATTTCTAATACCGATACCATTTTTACCGGGTAAACCATCGTTACCACGGTCTCCCTTCGGCCCTTGTTCGCCCATCTTAGCGACTGAGAAACCTTGTTCGCTCGTGCCGTCTGAATAGAACCATGTTGTCCTAGTCCAGAGATATTCACCGGGGTTGACTGTTGGAATGTCTTTGCTCCATTTACCGATAGATGGTTTTAGATTGATGTATCCGGGATTTCCACCATCACCTCCAGTTCCAAAGATTTCTTTGATTGGGAACAACTCACCAGTCCTGTCGGTAACAATTTCACCAACGACTAAATCAGTATACTTGACATGTTTCCCACTCTTGATAAGTGTCAAGTCTTGGACAAAGTCGTGCTCTAAGTGTTGAGATAACGTTAAGTTGTTCCAGTTAAAACTTGAGTAGTATTTAGCGTTAGGAACTATCTGACCGTTTGTGTGTTTCAGATACTCGATTGTGGTATTAACCAACCCCACGCCATCCTTACCCGGCAGACCATCATCACCTTTAGAGCCGTTCTGTGGGATGTATGTTTTCTGATATCCAGTCTCACTAGAGAAATCGGTATACATCCACTGTGTCTTAGTCCATAGGTATTTACCTTTAACCAAGATAGGCGGATTGGAAGTCCAGCTAGTAGGCATTACAGTGTCACTGTCGCTCATGCCGTAAGTGATAGTGGTAGTTTTCAAGCCTACTCCATTCTTACCGGGTAAGCCGTCGTTACCTCTGTCACCTTTAGGTCCTTGCGGTCCTTGCGGTCCGGGAGTACCATTTCTACCATCGGAGACATTAAAAAAAGTAACTTCTTCTGAAGCTACCTCTTTATTATCTACCCACGCTGAAATCGTTAAGGCGGTTGGTTGGGTAATCTGTGATGCCACCATGTCATAGGTCAAGCCCACATACTTAATAGCACCATCAATCACAAAACGCCATGTAGCATTAACTGTTCTATCGCCTTGTTTTAAAACCGGTCGAACAGTCGAGCGACCAACACCGTTTTTAAATACTGTGCCGTTGGTAGTCGTGATCTCGACACGATATGGCAAGGCCCTAGCTGCAATCTCATCAATCCGTTGTTGCAAATCAGACGATGGCTTATTCACGATTTTACGGTAATTCGAGAATACAACCGAGTTATTCAATGGCATGTCGAAACTGACAACCATTTCAGTGACACGAGCTTCGAGGGCTAGACCACCCCTAAAATTATTATTGATAATTTTAACAGTGTCGCCTAAATTGACATCCTTGTAGCTCTCCATGAAGCTAGAATGAACATCAACCGTGTAGGTCATGAGTGGATAAGCGTACTGTTTGATGGTACGCAAGGCATAACCTTTCAAGGAATTGACGTCCTTGTATTCTGTCTGGAAGTCCTTGCGTGTCCAGTTATCAGCATTATCTGGATTCATGGTAGATGGATAGCGTTCCCGTGAAAGTGGGGCAAACACATAGCTACTGCCACGCCTTGAGTAAAACTCTACTTGTCCTAACTCGTTTTTTTCCTCAAACTCCACGCTCTCAAGGTTAACACCATCCGCACCAGTGAAGACACCAGCGTTAAATAACTGTGTCTTATCACTCGTAACTTGCACGCCTTTGAGTTCGTTTTGATAGTGTAGCACCACATCCCCACGAGCCTTACCAATACCGTGGTGATTTTCGTCTGGAATTTGGTAGATATCAATCACAAATTTCTTGATTGTACCATCTCTATTTAGCTCGGTACGAAAGGCAAATTCGGCATCAAACTTAGACATGAGACTGTGTAGTTGTGCCAGTTTCGTGTCTTGTGGTTCAAATTCAAGTGTTCTTGTTTTATCAGACACCTCGTTAACGCCAATTTCAAGATTTGTAAACCCTAGAATTTCAAGGTGTTCTAAGTACCATGCAATATTTTGTGCCCCGCTACTTTTAAGAGCTACTGACTGCTCTTGTGCCAATTCCAAGTTAGTGTTATTACATGTCACTTGGAATGTCGTGTCGTTCTCAACTAACTGTGACACATAGAAAACATGGTAAGTGTTATCGTAGTAAAACGAAACAAACATATCATCGTTGATATATTTAACATCCTCGTGCAGTTTGCCGTTGACAATCTTAGGGATTGTGAAATCGAATGTACTAGTTGAATATTCAAGGTACGGATGCCACTGACTGTTTGAATAAGGCAACATGCCAGGAACGTTGTTATTCAACGCACAAACCTTACGCATGTTTTTGTCATGAATCCAAATTTGCATTAAATGAAACGCTCCTTCCATGTAATTTCAATAGTTGGGTCAGTCCTTGTCCAACTCGATGTGTAGATATCGATTTCTGTATCACCCGTGCCAATGCTGAATGGTTCGGATAAGTAAGTTAACTCATTAGACGCTGGCAAGTTATCAACCAAGGTTTTACCTTTAGCCATGTCAATTTCAAGGATAGAACCCTTACGGAAACGATTAGGGATGTCTTCTTCCTTGTTAACGTAGTCCTTACGATAGACGAAACTATCCAGATACATGTGAGTTACAAGCGGTGCATCACCAACGCCAAAGAAACCGATATTGATTTTAGCTGACTTCTTCCCTTTGATCTCTGGAATCTTAAACTTAGGATACCCGCCTTGATAATAAAACTGTATTTCATCATCAAAGCGTTGCATATCTGCCCAGCCTTGTGGCTCGTTAAATGGGTTTTGCGTCATGACATGCGTGCCCCAAAATGACTTCCTGTCTAGTGTACGGTAACTACCGTTTCCATCGCTAGCGAGAAAACGGTACTCACAACCTAGACCGTTGACATGCTTAAGGGTTTCCACGCCATAGAGGAAAGTTCCGTTTGCATCCGTTACAGATATCTTGATGTAACCACACTCGTTAGATGCACCTAGCCAGAAAATCTGTCTCCACCACATATATTCATATAGTGAGCCTTTTTCACCGTTCGAATCCGCTGGAATCTCCCATGTAATTGAGCTACCACGCAAGGAAGTTGAGCCACTACCTCGATTAGTCAAGGCAATGTGTGGCCTACCCCATGCGTTATCAATCGCAAGCGTTCCATTCAAACTTTGCAAGTTGTCGTTAAAACGCCCTTGGTTTTTAGCACCAACCGCAAAACCGTTGGTAATCCAGTTATTAGAAACGTAGTCGAACAGAATTTCAGATTGCTTGACCGTCCGAGTGTCTACCTCGTTAGGATTGCCAATCTCGTAGCTTTCACTAGAAGACTTGACAATACCAACCCAACCATTATCCGAGTTAAACTTCAGCTTAATGTCTGGGTATGTTTCAGCCGTGCCAAAGTTTTTCAAAGTAGCTTTGTAGTGTCCGGTTGAAACCTTCTTAATACTGCCGTACTTGGTTTCACCATCGCTACTTACTAGGGCTTGTGCCTTATTCTCACCGTAGCTTTTCGGAACATCAAACGTAACCGTTACCGTTGCGGTAATCGGCGCCGTGTTCTTATCCACTGTTAAGGACGCTTGACCAGACGGAATAGCTTCCCAAACCTTGTTAGGCT